ATTAAAATTGTCAATAAAAAAAGGCCCACTAAGGGCCAATTTTTTTTATTTTGAATATTTATAAACTTTTCTTTTTAACAATTTTACCCTCTCTAATTAGTGTATTTATTGTTGTTTTTACTGCTTCTTGCGTTATCATTTTATTATAATTCTTATTAAAATATTCTAATAATTTCTTTTCAACTAAATTATTTACCATTTCAGTAAGTTGAGTTTTACTAACTGTGATTAAATCACCATTATTAGATATATTCTCGTTTAATCTTTGTTTTTGTGTAGGTTTATTAAGTTCTATTCCAGATGCAGCCGCTAAATCTTCAGTTGTAAATCTAGATGGAGGTGTTGCTAATTTTGGGATTCTTTTCTCGAGCATTACTTTTTTTATTGCATCTGGTAATTTTGAATTAGAAACTTGTTCGTCAGAATAATTATAAACATTTGATTGTTGAACTGAAACATTAGTTTCAAAAACCATGTCTTTTTCATCATTTTCACTATAGAAAGAACCGCTTTTACTTGAACGTCTTGATTGTGTATCGTTATCATTAGTTAAACCTTCTGTAATTCTTGGTGATTGTACAACTGGCTTTTCAGATTCAATCTTATTCATTACTTGTCTTGATTTGTTCAAAATAGCGCCTAATTTACTTAAATCTACTGGTATTGGTGTTGACATATTGCTTATTTTGTTGTGTTACTTGTATTTATTGGTTTTTTTATTAAACCAGTTGCACCGACAGGTTTTTCTGGTTTAGGGTTTCCACTAGCCATATAACTAGATTTTTGTTTAACATTTTTTTGTTTTTTTGGTGGTAAAGGGGTAATATTAGTATCTTGCTCTGGTTTTATTTTATTAAAATCAACCTTATTAAATACACTACGCATTGTTCTATCACCATTATTATTATACTTAGGTAAATTTGGGTCTAAATTAGAAACTGGTTTGGTAAACTTCATTTTTGTTGGATACCAACCTCTAATTCTATCTAATCTAAATATTTTCCACGCCCCTTCTTTTGGTGTAGTTTTTGACCCACCAAAAATTTGAAAAGCTCTAATTGCTTTGTTACCAGCTTTTGTTTCTGCAAAATTATATACTTGAATATATCTCTTGCTTGGTTGAACTGAAGGAACAGCATCTGGATAATCGTCATAAAGTATGTTTACATTATACTTATTTTCTATCGCATCCTTAACTTGTTCTTCAGATACATTTTCTGTTAACAATTTTTTAGACTCTTCTAATATAATATCATTAAATAAATTGTAAAGTTTCATTATATTATAACTTGACCAATATTAAGTGATGTGTTTGGTTGGGTATATGAATGCCCAGCTTGGTAATCATAACCCCAAGTGCCTAAATTATTGGCATAAGCAGCATATCTACCAGAACCAATCCAACTAGTTGCTCCAAATCTATCAAAATCATCACCACCATTTTGATTTGTGATGTCTAAAAATCCAGAAGTACCTTTACCTCTATATGGTGTTTTTGCATCAGAAATCGCATTAGTGTGCGTTGATGAGTATTTGTCATTTGGGTTGCTTGTTATAACTGGGTTCTTAAATGATTGCCCATAATATAATGTGGTAGCGTTTAATGATTTAGTTCTACCTAAACCACCATTTAATGTGTTTCCATTAATTGCATAATATTCTAATGGTGATTGATTTCCGTTGTATGGATTACCTGGTCCGAATGGCATAGTTTTAAATTTTTATTTTATTGTTATTCATATATTCAATCAAATATTTTATTTGATTTATTTCTTTTTTTAATGATTCATTATAAACTTCTTTATTAGTCATAATTTTTCGGTATATATTACCCTTATTAATCTTTGGTAATCCACCTACTCTAGTTGGGTTAGCATTATCCTTATCTTTATCGTGAGTTTTTAAAAATTGATTCTCACGCCCTGCATCCATACCAACCTTCTTTGTATTATAAATAGTGTCTCTATCAGTTTTTAACGTTTGTTCAATCCATTTTAATGCTGAATCCCCACCTTTTCTATTAAATTCTTCTAAATTTTCTTCTTTTTTTGCTTTGTTAAGTCTACTTTTTAGCATTTTTAGATTTTCATATGTTACAGTATTTCCTAAAAAATTTATAAGTTCTTCAGGAACTGGATATGTCTTTCCTTGCATTTTTGAATTAGGCATATTACTTATTTATTTGGTTATATCTTGAACATCGTCCCCGAACATGTTTTTAATTTTACCCCACATTGTCATATTAACAGTTAGCACATTTTCACCTTCTTTTAAACTTTTAAGTTGATTATCGTGAAACATTTGTTTAAAAACTGGTGTTGTTTTTATTCTTTTTAATGTTCCAGCTGTTAATGTTAATTTTATTGTTCTAACATTTTTATTTTCGTTTACATTACCTTTAATTTTATTAAGAACTGTAGTTTTTATTTTTTCTAATTGATTTTTAGAAAACTCACCATCGTCTATCATATCAACTATTTTTTCTATTTTTCCGTCAAAATCTTTTTCAAAGAGTTCTCTGTCTTTTTTAGACCTTTTTACAATTTCTTCTTCAAGTTCTTTTTTTGTAATTTTTTTCTTAGTTTCGTTTACTGGAAGTCCTCTACCAGATTGACCACGATAGCTATAAACAGCAAACCAAGGTATACTTTGTCTATATAAACTAGCTCTATCGGTAGTTGTTGACACACCTTTTTCATATTTAGAATCGTCATTCCACGGTTTTTGAACTGGTCCTGTTTCAATTTCACTATTTGATGTTACGTTTCTATCACCGCTAATAATACCACCATTTGCATCCACAAATTCATCCAATTCAGTTTTTGGTTTGATATCCTTTACTTTAATGCTTTTCATAAATAATCATTTATCAATAAATATATTGGAAACATCGAATATTTATTAATAAACCGATAAAAATGAATTTTATTACAAAATTAGACTTTTCAACAAATAGACAAGTAAAGCAATACCCAGAAACAAGCACACATTTATCTGGTGCCACAGTTTTTGGTGTTCCGTTTAGTGCATTAGCAACTGGGCCAGATTTAACAACAACAGCTATAACAACTACATATGATGGTGGTAACTTAAGTACGTTTTCAGGAAATTCTGGTACAACCGTTTATACTTGGTATAATTCTGGGATGCAAGTTGCCAATAGCACATTATCGGCAATAACCCCTTCAAATAGTGGTATAACACAAAATACTGGACTAGTTCTTACATCTGCAACTACAACAATTATTGATGGAAATACAGTTAACTTAACCTATACAGGTGTTAGTTTTGATATAGTACCTATTGCTATGGCAAGTCTTGGTGGTGGTAATTACACTGGAACATCATATAGTGAGACAATAAATTTTTATAGTGCTGGTACGTTGGATTTTACTGGTCGTACAATATGGGTTGATGTTTCTGGTATAACAAGAACTAATACACTCTTAGCGGATAATCTACAATTATCTGGAATGAATACAGCCCCAGCATCGTCTGGTGCGACTGGAACTGAGGGTCAAATTAAAATAACAAATGGTTACATATATGTTTGTGTTAGTAATAATGTTTGGAAGCGAGCTTCATTATCTTCATTTTAATATATGATAACTAAAGAAATATTATACGATTTACATTATAATCAAAAATTATCTTCAATTAAAATAGCTGAATTATATTCAATAACGGATAGAACGGTAAGAAACTGGTTTTATAAATATGGGTTAGAGTTAATTGGTAACACATTTAATAAAGGTAGAAGTAACCCAAAAAATAAAATAAAAACAATTGAACAACTTGAGTTTTTAAAAAAAGTCAATGTTGGTAGGGTAAGTAAAAATAAGGGTTGTGGTAATGTTACTCACAAATGCTGTGTGTGTAATAAAGAGTTTTCAGATAAACCATATAGACGTAAAAAATATTGTTCTAAAATATGTATGAATAATGCTAAGGGTGAAAATCATTTTAGGTATAAAGGTTTAGAAAATAGAGGAATTCAAACAAAACGAAATTGGATTGAATATAAGATTTTAAAAAAAGAAATCCATAAAAGGGATAATAATAAATGTAGAATTTGTGGTGATATTGGTGAACATATGCATCATATAAAGTCTTGGAAAGAGTTTCCATTGTTACGATTTGACGAATCTAACATTATTTTATTATGTAAAAATTGTCATAACGAAATACATAAAATATGTGGTAGAAATAATTATTCACATAAAAAGTTTTTCGAAAATTATGTTTGTGTTGCCACAAATACATGGAAAAGAGCAGCGCTTTCAGGATTTTAATAAAATATTATGGTATCAACCGTACAAATTTAACCAACAACTTATTGATAAATGGGAAATATAAACAATTTTAACGCAAATAAATTAGATTTAAAACTATCAAATAGTGATTATTGGGATTTCTATTTATCAACTGATGCAACATCTTTACCTAGTTTAGTTGTGACTAGTGGTGATTGTTTGGTCGTAAATTTTGACTTTAATAATAACAATATTTATTCTAGCGGTACAACATCAGCTGATACGATTTCAAGTCTTGTTTATTGGACTGGAGCCACAAATACTGGATACACCTTTAATACTTTTGGTTTAACTGGTTTAGATAATGGTGTGATACCATATAAGAAAGTTCCGAATGACCCAAAAAATTTAGCTCTTTTATCAGCATTAACTGGTACAACATTGGTTATACCATCTGGTGATAGTAGATTACACTTAACTAGAGTTACTGGATATACAGGTAATTATATTTATCCAATTAATATTATAAACAATAATAATAAAAAATACGCAAAATTTTGTGGTGGCTTTTATCAAGGATATTATAAGATTGATGGTTCAAATTATAGTGTTTTACCAAATAGGGTTAATAAAGGATGGGTTGCAGAATTTAATTTAAGGGTTGATACCAATGCTTGTAATGCTTATACTGGTACAACTTTAAATGATGAATATCCAAATAATAAGGGATTTTTCTTTTACCTTGGAACTAGAGCTGAAAATAAATTTTGGGATAAATTTGATGGTGCTAGTACTGGATGTACTAGTGGTTGTACAGCAACTGGTTCATGTACTGGTAGTGTTAGCACATGGTGTACTGTTCCAAAAGAAAGCGATATAAAGATATTACCAAATGGGTTTACATCTAGCACTGGAACAACACTTATTTCTTTATACCCTGACCAAACTGTAACAACTGAAATTACTAACCCATTTTTAATTTACGGTAGAAGTCACCCTAATGGTATTTGTCATAGTTGTGCTGAAACATATGATGGTTTAGCAAGTCAAACGGTTTGTAGTTGGGATGGCGAGCCTATAAAGGTTACAAAACCAAAAACCGTAGTTACAGATAAACGAAACCCATTTTTAGTCTATGGTCGTTCATATAGTGGTTCGAGTATGTGTTGGAGCTGTGGTAAACAAATGCCTTATAACCAAGAAACCGCTTGTAGTTTTTCTGGGTTTTCAAAATCAATTGAATTTGATAATTTAGATTATAAATTAGATATTATTGATAATGCACTAGGATTCAGAATAAAAGATGATGGTAGTATTGGGTATAGATTGTTAACCGTAACTGGGCAATGTTCAGGTGATACCTACGTAACTGGTGTTACCGTTGAAGAGAAATACTCTGAAGTAGGGTTAGTTCCAAATGATTTGTGGACAAGTGTTGTTATTAGATATTCAATGTCAGATTACTATGATGATTGTCAATTAACCTATAAACCTAAGAGAAAGGGTAGATTAATGTTTTATATTAATGGGAAATTAAAATTTGTTGTTGTTGATTTTAACGAATTAATTATGAATAAATTAAATGACCATATGGAAAAACAAATTGGTGTTCCTTATAATATGAGTTTAGGTGGTGGGTCACAAGGATTAATTGAGACCCTAACATTTGATGGGATTGATGAAAAGGATTTGAATTTGCCGATTCAAGAAAATTTTGCTGGAACTTTTATTGGTAGTATATTTAAATTTAGATTTAATATTTGTGACTTAGATTACACAAATATACTTTACAATTACGGTTTAGATGTTAATAATAGCATATAAAACATAAATTAACAATATTTATTTTAAACATATTTAACAATAATGCCAGATTTAATATTAAGAGCAACAAATAGCCCTTATGGTGATACAAATAAAGGTAGTGTTTTAAGTCAAACAGAGCTTGATACTAATTTCATTACATTAAAGGGATTGGATTCAACTAATTTGTCATTAAACGGAAACATATTATCATTAGAGAGATATTCAGGGGATAACCTATTAGTAGATTTAAGTAGTATTAATACATATACAACTGGAGCAACTTATTCAAATAATACATTTACATTTAATAATAATTCTGGAACATCTTTTAATGTATTATTTAATACAATGACTGGTTTAACAGTTAATGGTACTATAAACGTTCAAAATTCATCTTTTACTGGTACAAATTTAACTATTGCAAAAACAGCAATTAACACGCAAGTAATAACGGGAGGTCCAGCTGGTGAAAATATTACTTTTGGACCAAGTAATAGAATTTTCTTAAATGCTGGACAAGTCAGTCTTGGTCAAAATTATTTAACCAATGTTGGAACTCTTGAAACAATCAATAGAGTAGGTAGTGCTGGTGATGCGATGTTAATGACTGTTCAAGGTTCACTTTTAGGTGCGGCTGGAATTACACAAAATGCATTTCGTATTGCTGTAACAGTTGCTCAACAACAAGCAAGTCCTGTTGCTAATATACTTCATATAAATCCAACTTATAATAATACAGGTACAACAGGTACAGCAATTATAAGAGGTATTTATTATAATCCAGTATTATCATCTTTAACAAACACAAACCACATTGCAATTGAAACGGTTACAGGTAATAATTTATTTGGAACAACAAGTGGTAATACATTAATTGGTACAACAGTTGATAGCGGTTTCAAGCTTAATGTATCTGGAACAACAAGATTAAATGGTGACTTAACTCTAACTTCTGGTACAAATAAAACAACTGATGTTGTTATCTTAACAGGTGGTAATCCGTCAACGGTTGTTGTTAATAATTCACTAGTAAAAACAACTAGTTTAATCTTATTAACTAAACAAACAGCTGTTTATAGTGCTGGAACTGCATCAATTTTAACAAAAACTAATGGTTCTTTTACAATAATTTCGTCTGCGAATGGCGATACCGATTCTGTCGGATATTTAATAATAAACACAACTTAATTTATGGAAAGATTAATAATTAATTTTACTGGGGGAACATATTATACACCGCCAGTAAGTCCAATAAGGATTGAATCAATTAGAGTTTTAGAAATAAGTGATAACGCTCAACAAAGAGTGGTCAGAGTGATTACAGATTTACCAATTGGTATTATAACTATTTGGGAAGGTGATGATTATGATTTAATTGGTCAATGGACTGATGATGATGTAATAAATAGATTAAAAGAAATGTTTCAAAAATAATGGAATTCTTTATAAATAAAAACGCTACGCTTCCAGTATTAAAGCTTGAATTAATTCAAGACGGTAGGAATGACTTTCAAAAATTCTTTGAAAAGATTCAAAATGCTGAAATATACTTTAGTATGACTGATGTGATTACTGGAATAAAAAAAATTGGTATGTCCCCAGCAACTGTTTCATTGGTAGTACCAGAAAGTTGTGTTGGTGAGGAGTATTACATTGTATATCAATTTACATCGTTAGATACTAATAAGTATGGCCGTTATTTAGGTCAATTTACCATAAAATTTTTAGATAACACTGGTACTTTAATTGTACCAATAAGAGAATCACTATATATCAATATATTAGATAACAATATAAAAAAATAATTATGAAAAAGTTAATTAAAAAATTTCTTTACGAAGCCTTAATTCTTAAGGTTGATAAACCAAATAATAAATTGATTGTTCAGTCGAATGAACCAGATGCAAAAAAAGCTTCACAAGAAACATTTAGAAATAAAGAAGCTTTAAAGGCAAATGGATTTAAATGGGTTAACAATTTTTGGACTACCGATATAAATAATTTTGAAACCGCTAAAGAGACACTATCAAAAATTAATAAATCTAGTGAATTTGTTGGAAAATTAGAGGAATTACAAGATTTTGTTGAAAATTCTGAAGATTTTCAAGGTAAGAGTAATTTAATGGATAAAATTAATATGTATATTAGTGATTTAGCAAACGCAACAGATGATAGAGCAGTTTCAGCTGAACTTAAAAAATATTTTGATTTCTTTGCTAGATTTAGAGGTCATAGTTTTTACAATACAATGTTAATTTGGATTCAAAATCCAAACGCAACAAAAGTTGCTGGTTTTAGACAATGGCAAGATAAATTTAATCGAAGAGTTGTTAAGGGTGCAAAATCAATTATGATATTCGCACCAATGTTTTCAAAAAAAGATAAAACAGATGATATTGAAGATGATGGTAGTATTGATAAATCCGCTCTAAGTACAATACCAGTTAGATTTAGACCTGTTAATGTTTTTGATATTGCTGACACTGAACCAATGAATGAAAAGGGCGAGGTACCAAAAACACCAGAATGGTTTACGGAAAGCGAACCAACTGAAAGAACAAAAGAATTATTCTCTTATGTAAAAGAAGCCGCTGAAGATATTGGAATAAAAATAACCATGGGTGATGCTAAGGGTGGTGAAAAGGGTTATTCGGCTGGAGACCATATTAATATGTCATCAAGTGTTGAGGGTGCTGGAGAGTTATCAACTCTTATTCATGAATTTGCACATGAATTAATGCACTGGAAAAAAACATCATTATTTTATCAAGGTGATGATGTTAAATTTGATAGTGCGATAAAAGAATTACAAGCAGAAAGTGTTGCATATACCGTAATGAAACATTATGATTTACCAGTTCAACATCAACCAACATATATTGCATTATGGAAGGGTAATAAAGAAAAAATACTTGCTAATATTCGTGTAATTTCTGAAGTAGCTAAATTTATTATTGATGCTATTGATAAAGTTGCTGAAAGAAAACAAATAGACGAAAACTTGTATTTATAATAAAATATTCGTATCTTTGTTAAGTTATTAACTTAACAAAAAAAATTAATTTGTTTTTTGATTAAAGTGTGTGTATATTTGTAAAAATATATTCACAGAAATGATTAATGTAGACAGTAAAACAATTGAAAATTTCCTAAATGGAAATAACCCAAAACAATACGTTGTTGGTATCGAGGCTAATTATACCGATAAGTTTGTTAACCTTATTATTAACGACCCACAAACAGGGAAGAGGATTGAAAAACATCCATATAAACCATTTATTTGGTTTAAAGAGGATGTTTCAAAATTGCTTTACAATGGTAGTAAATTAAAGGCAATTACTGAAGCCCAAAAGTATGGTGTTAAGAGTAAACGCTTAAAGATAAGCGATGTTAATGGAAACGTACCTAAGCGTTTGGAAAATGGCTATAAATTTATTGCAACTTCAGAAAAATCTTACAATGATTTAGTACAATATTTTAAAGCTGGTGGTGTCGATATATTCAATAAAAGTTTTTCAAAATTATTTTTTGCTTTCACACCAGTTGAACAGTTTATGATTCAAACTGGAATTCGTATGTTTAAGGGTATGGAGGATTATAACGACCTTCATAGATTTCAATTTGACTTAGAAACCGAAGGATTATTACCATCTAAAGACGGTATGTTTCAAATTGGTATGCGTGATAATCGTGGTTTTGAGTTTGTTCTTGAAACTATTGGTGATACGCCTAAGGAACGTAGGGAAAGCGAACGTGATAATATTAAAGAATTCTTTAAAAGAATTTCTATGATACAACCAGATACTATTACTGGTTATAACTCAGAATCATTTGATTGGAATTTCATAGTACAAAGATGTCAACGATTAGACTTAGATATTACTCAGATTGCTAAGGGTCTTGATGGAACTACTTCGTTAAAACGAAAACCATCAATTTTAAAATTAGGTAATGAAATGGAACCATACGAACAAACGTATATGTATGGTTATAATATTATTGATATTGCTCACTCAGTTAGAAGGGCACAAGCGATTAACTCTGACATTAAGAGTTGGGGTCTAAAATACATAACAAAATATTCAGAATTAAATAAAGAAAATCGTGTTTACGTGTCAGGTGATAAAATTCATAGTACATGGTCAGATACAGTTAATCAATACGCATTTAATAATAAAAATGGTGATTGGTACAAGATTTCTGAAAAAATGCCATTAAAAGATGATTATGAAATAAAGACTGGCGCGTTTATTGTACAAAGATACTTATTGGATGATTTATGGGAAACAGAACAAGTAGATACAATATTTAATCAAGCTGCATTCTTAATTGCTAAGTTATTACCAACTACTTATAGTAGAAGTTCAACCATGGGTACTGCTAGTCAGTGGAAACTAATCATGGCCGCTTGGTCATATGAAAACAATTTAGCCATACCAGAAACAGAACCTAAGCGTGATTTTACTGGTGGACTTTCAAGGTTGCTTAAAGTTGGGTTTGCGAAGAATGTTGTTAAATTTGACTATGCAGCGTTATACCCAAAGAATCAATTAACAAACAAAATCTTTCCAGACTTAGACATTAGTGGTGTAATGGAAGGGTTACTTACTTATGTTGTTGATACTCGTGATACGTTTAAATTTTTAACAGGTAAGCACAAGAAGATAGCTAAAAATATTCAAGAAGAGTTAGATAATAATGATTATTCTCCAGAAAAAATTGAAGAGTTAAAGGCACAAATAAAAGAAAACAAGGCGTTAGCCAATCTTTACGATAAAAAACAATTACCATTAAAAATATTAGCAAACTCTTGGTTTGGTGCTTATGGTGCTCCATATATCTTTAATTGGGGTGCATCTGACTGTGCTGAAGAAACAACTTGTCGTGGTAGACAATACTTAAGACTTATGGTTAAACACTTCCATGAAAAATATAATTTTCAACCATTAGTTGGCGATTCTGTCACATACGATACACCAGTATATTTGAGGAATAAAAAGAATAACACTATAGACATTCAACCTATTTGTGATTTATTTAACGAAAATTCTATTTATTTAGATAATGAAAAATTAAGAGATTATGAAGAGAAACCTTATGAAATATTAACTAGAGGTGGTTGGAAAAATATAAAGTACGTTTATAGACATGGAACCGATAAGAAAATTCATAGAATAACAACAAAAGATAGGATGATTAACGTTACTGAGGACCATTCATTATTCCAAAACGGTGTTGAGGTTAAACCATCATCTTTAATCCAAGGTGATTTAATTGATACTTATGAGGTTCCTTTTAATACCAATAAACAAATATTTTTAACAGAAGATGAAGCATTTTTATATGGTTTTTTCTTAGGTGATGGTTCATCTATGAATTCAAAAAGAAAAGTTAATTACACATCTAAAAAAACTGGTGAAATTAAGACATATCTATCTAAAAGAAGTAATTGGAAAATATCAAACACCAAATTAACCCATTTAGAGAAATTAAAAACAATTCTAAAGGATAGTTTTGGTGTTGAAGGGTTGATTAAAAACCATTTAAAATCAAGTGGTGTTCATAATCTAGTTGTCCATAATTCAGTGTTTTCAAATACTTTTTGTGATATTTTTTACACATCTTATAGAGAAAAAAAAGTTCCTAAAACTATTTTAAATGCTGATATCAAAATAAAAAAATCATTTATTGAAGGGGTTTTTGCTTCTGATGGTTATGGAGATACAATATTAGAATGTTCTGAGATTGGTATGAAATCACAAATAGCTATGAGTGGTATTGGTTTATTACTTAAAGAACTTGGAATCGAATATAAAATAAAAACAAGGAAAGATAAAGAGAATTTTGTCACTTTTATTTTAAAAAACAATAATAGAAATAACTCATCGTTTACTGAAAAAACAAAAAAGAAAACAAATGAAATTTGGAAAAATGAAATAATAATAAATAAAGATAAAAATAATTTTGTTTATGATGTATCAACAGAGGACGGTACTTTTATTTGTGGAATAAATGGTATTATAGCTCATAACACCGATGGCTTCAACTTTGCATTCCCAGATGATATTGATAATGTAAAATATATTGCAAAGGGTAATCACTGGAAAACAACTGAATATGCTGGAAAGGAATTGAGTGGACTTGATGCTGTATTGGCAGAATTTAATGAGGGTTTTATGATTGGTAGAATGGGATTAGATATTGATGATATATATGAGTCTACGATTAATTTTGCTAGAAAAAATTACGCGAATTTATTAGATAGTAAGATTAAATTAGTTGGAAACTCGATTAAATCTAAAAAAATGCCAGTTTATATTGAGGAATTCTTACAAAAGGCTATTAAGATGTTATTAAATGGTAAGGGTTATGAATTTATAAATTATTATTACGATTATGTTGATTTAATCTATAATTACAGTATTCCAGTAGTTAAAATTGCTTCTAAATCTAAGGTTAAATCAAATGTTTCTGATTATAAGAAAAAAGCTAAGACTAAGAATAAGGCTGGTAATCCAATGCCAAGACAAGCACATATGGAATTAGCGATAATAAATAATTTAGATGTCAACTTAGGTGATACGATTTATTATGTAAACACAGGTTCTAGTAAAGGAACTGGTGATATAAAAACTTTGATTAGAAGTAAGATGACAAAAAAAGAAATCTTAGATTATGAAATTAATAATGGTTTCCAACCAAATTTTGAAACTGAATTACAAATTAATTGTGAATTAATTGATTCGAATATTGTTGAGTCTAATCTTGAGTTACTTAAAGAAATCGAATCATTACAAAAAATATTATTAACTGAAACTGATGAAGAAAAAATTAATGTGTTAAATAACACAATAGCTAAGATTGAATCTGAGTTGGATACAACCACGTATAACGTTGCAAAATACTTAGAAGCGTTTAATAAGAAGGTTAAACCATTGTTAGTGTGTTTTAATTCAGTAATAAGAGAAGATGTTTTGTTATCTATTATAAAAGATAAAAAAACTAAGTTAGAGAAATTGAAAGATAGAAAATTTTTCACTGAATCTGAATGTGAATTGGTTTTTGGTATACCAAATAAAGAAGGTGACCAAGATACATATGAGGAACTAATGACAATGGAAGACAAAGAAATTAAGTTTTGGGTTAGTGTAAATAAAACCCCTAATGATATTGATATCGATAAATGGGAGGAAGTTAAGGTTAATTATTTTGAGAAAAAAGAAATTGAAAGAATTGATGGTATTAAACACGAGAAAGTGTTATTAGATAATATCTTTAAGAAGTTTGAATACGATGAATTAGTAAGAATAAAAAATGGTGACGAAATTCCACATGAGATATATTCTATCGGTGATTTTGATTTTGATAATAATTCGATTGTATCAATTAAATGGGGTGGTAAATTAGCTGATATTACGGACATATTAAAGTATGAAAATGAAATCTTTGAAAGGAATAGCTGGTATGAGTTAACACAAAATAAAGCAGATGATAGATATGAAAGATGGATTGATTATAAGAACAATTTAGAATTTTATTCTGGTAAAACTTTAGACTTTATAGTTCAAAGTGCCGATGGAATTGAAGAAGTGGTAAAAGAAGCTGATATAAACACTAAAAAATTATTACCAAAAAGGAAACAAAAAAAACTAGTTGTTAATACTGAAGATGAGGATGATGACGACGTTCAACACCAAACAATTGATGACTTTAGTAATAATATTCAAAAATTTGAATTTTTAGTTGAGGTCGATAATATAAAACCAGTGTTTGACATCATAGATGCTGAAGAAGAAAATGAGGAATTAATAATCGAAACTAAGCCAGTTGAGGAAGAAGAGGATGAATGGAATTTCTAATAAAAAATGGGGCGAAAGCCCCATTTATATTAATATACCCAAAAACCTAAAGGTCTAAAACGTAAACTCGTATTCATATCTGTTGATTCTTTAGCTGCTCTTTCTAATTGTGAAGTCGATGATAATCTAGTAAGTCTAGTATCTAATCTTTCTAACACAGATTTTTTTTCTTCATTACCTTCAGATAATAGTGTTTCGTAATCCATTGTTCTCTCAGCTTCTGGTGGGCCAACAATACCACCAAATTTACCTCTAACTCTACCTAATGTTCTTTTACCCTCAGCTATAAATAATTGTCTTATTAGAGTTTTTGTTGGGTCGTTAAAGGTTGCATAATCTAATTTAGTTAAAGGGACCTCATTTGGTAACTTGATAATATCTGGGTTATCTTTTCTACATTGGTCCTTATTTGCTGTATCAGTTTCGTAATAATAATACCATACTTGACAACCAGCTACTGACATTGAGCTACCGATATTGCCAATACCAGCACCGAATGATAGTTTTGAACCTGGGGTGCTTAATAAGTGTAATAATTTGGTACCATCTGGTCCAGCTGTAACCTTATAAACTAAATCACTTCTTACTATTCTGTTTTTAAGATTCATATCTGCCGCGGTAAGAAGAATGTCAAAAGCTGGTGCGATATAATAGCCGCTACGGCCACCGCCAGTTCCTGTACCAGCTGTTCCGTAACCACCACCCATTTGAGCGAAGCCACCACCAAATCCATAGTCAATACCACCATAATTTGCTAATAATGCTTGGCTTACTGCACCAGGGGTTAACCAAAGAACTTCATTTATTTCTCTACCAGCTGGGATTTGGTAAACTTGTCTACCTTCTTCTAGCGTCACATAATCTTTTTTTAATTCCCAAGGGCCATTAGTTTGTAACCCAACTTGTTTTGAGTAAGCATAGGTATATTGACTTGTTAAATCAAAATTTCTAACACTTAGGGCAAATGCCATATCTGTTGTATCAATATTTTGACCTAATAACGATTGCCATTGGTGTTCTATAAGCCATTCTTGAACATACTGCGCATAATCTTCGATACAAATTTCTAGAAGTGTGCAAAGTTGGTCATCGGTTAATTCTATCTGACGAATTGGTGCACCCAATGAGTGTCTAAATTGTCTATATAATTTTTCAAGTTCTGTTGTACTAACTGACATAATCTTTTTCTTATAAATATGTGAATAGAGCATATTTATCTAAAAATTAAATTATGAAAATATCAGAACACTTAGATTTATCTGAAGTAATGCGTAGTGATATGGCAAAAAGAAAAGGAATTTCAAATCAACCAACACCACAACACTTAGAAAACTTTAAAAAATTGGCTGAAAATGTATTTGAACCAATACGTAAAAATTTTAATCAACCAATTATTATTTCTTCTGGGTATAGAAGTAAAGCATTAAATGAGGCTATTGGTGGTTCATCGACATCACAACATTGTAAGGGTGAAGCTATCGATATTGATATGGATGGAACTTCTGGTCGAATCACCAATAAAATGATTTTTGACTATATTAAAAGTAATATTAATTTTGACCAATTAATTTGGGAATTTGGTAATAATGAAAATCCAGATTGGGTTCACGTATCTTACAGTTCTACTGGAAAACAACGTAAAGAAATCCTTAAAGCAACTAGGAATTCAAGTGGACAAACCAATTACCAAAAAATTAATTAAAGTGTTCAATTAATTCAACTAATTCTGATATACTCTTAAATGAAATATTTGGGATGAATATTTGTTTATCTATTTTTACCATAGGTACATCATCGCATTTTGTTACATCATAGAGTTTTTTAAACTCGTTTTCGTTTTCGTCAGCATTAACGTTTACATCAACAAATTTGATGTCTTTTTCCCTAAGAATTTCTTTTAATTCATTACAATAAGGGCATTCTGGTGTGCTATAAATCCTAACCATTTTCTAATAAAAATTTATCCATTAATAATTCAAGAACTTCATTGTCAGTTAACTTGGTATCACCCATAATGGTTGAAATGATATCTTTTTTATTTCTTAATACGTCCCACATTCTTGTTGAAATTGTTTTTTCAAAAAGTTGGTAGTATACATTTACACAATTCTTTTGCCCAATTCTATAGGCTCTATCTTCAGCTTGTTCGTTAATACCTGGTACCCAATCAAATGAATTAAATATTACAACTGTTGCTTGAGTTAATGTAATACCAACGCCAGCCGATTTAATATTACCGATAAATACTTTCTTTTTAGGATTTGTTTGAAAAGAATCAACAGATTTTTGTTTTTCTCTATCTGACATTGGTCCATTATGTGTTACGCATGATTTACCAAAGTGTTCTGTTAATTCATTTAACTCATCTGTAAAGCTAGTAAATATAATTACTTTTTCATCATTTTCAAGTGCTGTTTCAGCTAATTCAATTGTTTTTTGTATTGCTGTCATTGCGATGAATTTTCGAAGCAATATTAATTCAACTAAATCTCGTTGTATTGAACTCGTTTTATTTTCAACATTTCTTTTTTCAAGGTATTCATCCCATAATTTATCATATTCTTCCCATTCATTATCAGTTAATTCATAATACATTGGGCTTATGATTTTTTCTGGCATATCTAGAACTTCTGTTTTTAAACGTCTAATAATAAGATTTTTAGTCTTCTGTGAAAGTTCTTCAAGATTTGATGCTCCATCGGTAATCCAAATTTGTTTTTTCTTACCATTTTTTAAGGTTCTAAACATTTTCCTTGCATCACAGTATCTAGTAACAAAATATTGCCAATTGTCAACAATTGGTGATTTTATTAATCTAAGTAGATTATAAAAATCCATAGGTCTATTTGCGACTGGTGTACCAGTTAATAACCAAACACGTTCAACACCGTATTTAACTGATAATTCATACATGATTTCTCCACGTATACTCTTATTGTTTTTCAATGCATGTGCTTCATCGGCAATTATTAAGTCAAAATTACTATTTACTAAGTGTCTATTATATTCAATTACTGGGTCAAAATCATCGTTCTTTTTTCCATCACCTAAAGTGTGAAAATTTTTAAGTATATCATAATTAATAATCGTAAATTTAGCTCTGTCCCATTTACGACCACTTACAATTGTTACATCATCACAAAAGACTTCAATTTCGCGTTTCCAGTTAATCTTAACAGATGATGGGCAAACAATAAGTATATTCTTAGCACCACTTTCTAATGCCGCTATAATTGATTGTCTTGTTTTTCCTAATCCCATATCATCAGCTAATATACAACCATTTCTTGTTAATAAGAACTTAATACCTTCTTTTTGATGTTCATATAGTTGGGAACCATCCTTACTATATTTATCAAAATTAACATCTATCTTTATTTCTTCATAATATGGGTCATCAAGAACTTGTGTCTTAGGTAAAAAATACATCTTAGAAACTTCTTGATTTTTCTTTAACTTACCATAAACATGAAATACTTTATCGTTATCGGCTAATATATACTCAACTAAGATTCTTTCAGGTGTAAAAGAAAGGTTTTCTTGTTTTTGTAATTCGTCACCTAAAAATTTTGAAATACTAACAACTCGATTAACTAAAATCGGTTCAGTTTCATGATTATCAACAATATATTTTGTCTGACCTTCAGTTAATTTGATTTTTCCATTTTTTTTAAGTTCGATTTGCATTTTTTTAATATATGGATTAATACCATTATACTTTTCCAAAATTGAAATCGCACTTCTACCCTTTATATCATCTAAATTTATCAATTTTTTTAATTTTATTAAATATTATTGTGTTTGCACAATATAGTATTTTTTTCACAAAAAATCAAGTGTTTACCAATAATTACGTTTAATTAAATATTTATTAATAATAACAGATAAAATTAATTAAATTCATATATGAATCAAAGAAATATCCCAATTAATAGAATAGATAAGAAATAATACCAATTACTTAAATAAATAGAAAAGTTAATATATTTATATAGAAAGAAATATATGGTAATTTATAAAACAACAAATTTAGTAAATGGAAAAATTTATATCGGCCAAGATAAAAATAATAATCCAAAATATATTGGGTCTGGAGATTTAATTAAAAAGGCTATTGAAAAATACGGAAAGGATAATTTTAAAAAAGAAATATTAATAATATGTGATAACCAAATAGATTTAGATGAATATGAACGATTTTTTATTAAAGAATTTGATTCAACAAATAAATTAACTGGGTATAATATTTCAATTGGTGGTCGTAACGGGACTACATTAAATCGAAAAATGTCAGAAAAAACTAAAAAGCAAATGAGTAATAGTCGAAAGGGTATCATATTTACTGAGGAGCATAAAAAAAATTTAAGTAATGCACATGTCGGAAAAAAAATATCCGATGAAACTAGACGAAAAATGAGTGAATCACAAAAATTAGTTAATAGAAAAAAAATGAGTAGTGAAACTAAAGCTAAAATCAGTTCAGCTAAATTAGGTAAAGTCCCATCAATTGAAACTAAAAAAAAAATGAGTGAATCGCATTTAGGTGTAAAAAATAGTTTTTTTGGTAAAAAGCATAAAGAAGGTACATTTATTAATAAACAAAAAAAAATAATACAGCTGACGACTGACGGAATAATATTAAGAGAATGGCCAAGTATTGCGGAAGCAGCTAAATCTTTAGGTATTCGAAGTTCGGGTATTTCTAATGTTTTAGCTGGTAGGTTAAAATCGACTAATAATTTTAAATTTATATATAAAAAAAATGAATAGTAATAATAAGATAGTCCCTGTAACAAGAATTAATAAGTTTTTTTCTCAAGAAGATTTTTCATTAGAAATTAATATGGGAAGAGAAGCTATCGAAGGAGACGGAAATTTTACAATTATTCTTTATTGTGTTGATAGAGATTCAACAGAATTTGATGCAGTTTATGGTGAAGCAAGTGCAGACGGAATAAGATACTTTCCACCAGTTGAATTAAAGGTTATCCCAATTTTTGATGAGGCTGAGAATAAAACTTATAATCCTAATGGTACAGTTAGATTCTTACAAGATGGTCCATTAAAATTTGGTATATATGATGCCCAATTAAAAGAACTAGAAACAGAGATAAATTATGGTGATTATATCGGATATGTTGTTGATGAAACAACTACAAGATATTACACTGTTACTAATGATGGTAAGAAAAATTGGGACAATAAGCATACAATAATGGGATATAAGGGAGCGTTTAGAACAATTTCTTGTGTACCAACTGGGTTATCAGAGTTTAAAGGAGTTTAATTATGGCAGTTCCAAAAAATTTTAAGACAAATATTAACATAAATCCAAGTAAAATTGGATATGAGAGAAGAGAAGAAATTCTTCATGGAATTGAAGATAATGGAACTTTTTTGCCTAGAGGTGTATCTGAAGAAGATATGGATGAAAGGTTTATTAGTTTTGTTCAAGATGAATTAAGTTTAACCATTGACGGAAATAAAGTTCCAGTTATTTTTTTAACAATACAAAGATGGTCCGAATTTACGAAAACTTGGCAATTTACAGATAAATACAAGGATATTACCATTCCATTCGTTACAGTGGTTAGAAGGCCAGATATTCAAGTTGGTCAAAATCAAGCTGGGTTATTTAATATCCCTGGCAACTATACCTATACTTACATGAAAGTTCCAACTTGGGATGGTGTTAGGAAGGGGGTGGATTTATATAAGGTTCCTCAGCCAACTTCAGTTGATATTACATATGAGGTGAGAATATTCACTGGTAGGATGAAAGACTTAAATAAATTTAACTCAAAAATTCATCGAACATTTCAATCTAGACAATATTATATTGATGTAAAGGGGCATCCAATGCCAGTATTGTTAGAGAATATTGGTGATGACAGTAATATTGAAAATTTTGAAGAAAGAAGATTCTATGTTCAAAATTTTGAAATGAGGTTGATGGGGTATTTACTAGACGAAGATGATTTTGAAATTGTACCTACAGCAAATCGTTTATTCTTAGCTTATGAGTTAGATGATGAACAAATTAATAGAAATCTTAAAGCTGTTAATTTAACAACTAAAATTGATGGTAGTAATAAATTAAATTATACAATTATTTATAAACAACTTTCAAATCCAGATTTTTCTATTACAGCACCATATGCTTTAACCTTTACTGGAATCGCTAATTTTAAAAATATTACAAATATTATTATTAAGGTAAATAATATTCAAGTATTTAGTGGTTTAACAATCACAACACCAATAAACATAAATGCAAACGATGAAATAACATTTAGTGTAACTAAAAATAATTTCACAATTTGTAAACTAGAATTAATCGGATATATACAATGAGTTGCTTTGGAAATACAAATGTAAATGAAACTTTTATTATTGAACCAGCAGGTGAGTCATTATCAGCATGTACTGGGTTTTATACTAATATTATTGGTAGTTGTACTGGTAATACTCAAATATTATTAGGGGTTAATACAATAAAATTTATTGGTCAATTATCTGGTGATTCAATTGTTATTAATTCGATAAGTGCCACTACATATCAAAATTTACCAATTGATATTCGTGTTACTGGTGGTACATACTCAAATGGTACTGCTACCTTTAAAAATAACACAGGTGGCACATTTACTGTAAGTGGGTTTACCGTTACAAGTGGTGGTGGTACCTTTACTGGTGGTACCGTAACTGGTGCGACTAACTTTACGGGGGGTGTAACCGCAAATACGATATCAGCAACAACATATTATAATGTTTCGTCAAATTTTCAATGTGAGATACACGTTAGCCAAATAGATGGTAATGACACTACAGGTAATGGTACTTTACTTAATCCTGTTGCTTCTATTACTCAGGCATT